AGACTGTGATTGCATATGAAATTTTCATATTTTAGTTTTAAATATAATGTAAATATATGAACAAATGGTTAGAAAGCCAAACTATTCAGGTAAAACTTCAATAAAAGATAAAGCTTCTATAAAATCCTTCTCATCAAACATTTTCATAGTAGTCATATCCATTCTATGTTTATAGAATTGACCTTTTTTACCTGGGATTGGGTATTTTTCTTTTTCATCATCATTAACTTCAACAGATCTAACAGCAGCCCATTTCCAATTTTCTTTAGATGAACCGTTAGCAAATATCATTCCCTGTTCTGGGAGATTTATATTAAGTGGAAGCCAATTTTTCCCATCCTTATCTTCAAAAACTAAATCTTTATATAGCTCAGGTAATACGTTTAATTGTTCTTCATAAAATTCTTCACCTTTTTTCATTAAGGAATTAGTGTGAAATCCACACCCCATACAAGAGTATGTTGTTATTTTATCATTTATTTCTTGTATATAACAACAATCCCCTCCACATTTAGGACAAATAGATAATTTATCAGCATTCATATTTTATATTTTTATTTTGGAAAGTTTTGGTAGTTTCAATTTAGGTAACTCAAGTTTATTTTCCCCTCCTATTTTCTTTAATTTTGGTAGCTGTAATTGAACTTGTTTAGGAGCAGTCTTAACATTTTTATCTAAAATTTCCCCCAATAATTCTTTCATCTTATTATAACTAAAATTAGTTTTACAATAATGAGCTTGACGTTTAGCATTTGGTAAGAAACCTTTGTATTTTTTATGGGTATCCTTTAATACTCTTCCTAATTGCATTTGGTCTACATTAAACCATTTTGCTCCCTCTATAAACCAATTGTTTCTAGCACTAGGGTGGATATCCCCTAAAGTTCCTGGTAGTAATATACTCATATCAGGTTTTAGGAAATCAGTATGACCTGACCATCCTGTGGTAATAATAGGTTTTTTAGTTTGAGTAAATTCTAATAATGGTCTTCCAAATCCTTCTCCATGAGTTAGATTTATCATAGCTTTTACTTTATTATGGTTATATAGTTCATTAATTTCATTATCTGTAAATTCACCATATAATAAATAAACATTAGGACATTTACCTCTAACTGTTTTTTTAATATCATGTATTTTTTTCAAAATAGCATCCCTATCTATATAAGAAGTGGCTCCATGAGAAGTTTTTAATATTAGGGCAGGTTGTTTTTGTTTATTTTTAAATGTCTCACAAAACGATTTAATTAATAAACTTATATTCTTCCTATCATGTCCAAAACCTCCAGGCAACCAAGAACCTACAAATAAAAAGTTAAATTCTTCTTTTACATTTGATAAGTCTAATGTTGAGTTTATAGGTTTATAAACATCAGTATTAACTCCTTCAAATAAAACTTGTGTTTGAGTGTTTAATTCAATATTTCCGATAGGTTGATTTGTTTGTTTATCAGTCTTTTGATATTTACTATTTTTAATACTATCTATTGAATGTTGAGATGAACCTAATATAAGATCCATTCTATTACACCCCTCAACCCATTCCGCAGGACAAAGCGTGCATTCTAAACCTGCGGTTATTCCAACATTATAGTGTCCTTGCGGTGAGAACTCATTTGGTATTGTAACCTGTACCCAGATATCGGGTTTTGGATATTGTTGGCCTGGTTGGGGGTAAAATAGATGTTTATTTAAAAATTCCCATTCTGGGTGATCATTTATAAATCCCCAGGGGGTTGAACCCCACATTTGAGGGATTATTTTAACATCATATTTGTCTAATTCTATAAAAGCTTTGGCGATGTCGCGTGAGTGACTTGCATAACCTGCATAACAGTCTATCGGACAACTTATTATAACTGTTTGTTTATTCATATTTTAGTATATTAATTGATGTTTTTGTATTTTTTTAATATTAGTATTAGTATTAATAAGTTCAAATTTTTCTCTTGGTTTCCAAGCCTCCAATAAGGTATCAATAGATTCTATTATTCTATTACTCATTTTTTCAGCAGTGAATCCAGCTTCATCACTTATTGCCCATTTTCTACCTTCAATTCCTCTTTCTCTCCTCTCCTCAGGGCTTAACTCATAAACTTTATTTATTTGAATTGCTGCATCTTCTGCTTTACATCTATCATCCCAAATATAAGGAGTTATAGGTGAACCTTGAATTGATCTTGAAGTAGGGTAAACAGGAAATGCCCATTTCCCATGTTTATTATATTTACCCGTATGGTTAGAAGGTATTTTTGATGAAGGAGTAAACCATTTCCCCTTCTCATCTTCAAATCTCATTTGATCTTGCATCCCACCTGTTACATTTGCTATAATTGGTGTTCCAGCTAACATAGATTCGGTTAATGTTAAACCCCATCCCTCATTCGAAGTTAATAGAATTTGAACATCTGCTAAATTATATAACATATTTAATTCTACGGGTGATACTTTATTTGTAGAGAAATATATTGAATTTGGGTATTTTTCCTCAAATAGTAATTCTCTTACAGCCTCTAAATCAGTCCCATGTTCACAATTAACTTCAGTATGTAATATAAAGACACATTTATCAGCTTTTTCTTTTGGTAAATTATCTAAAAACATTCTAAATGCCATCATAGTATCTGGTATTTGTTTTCTTCTAATATTTCTAGAATTAAAAAACATAACAAAATCTACTTCCCTATCTCCAAAAATATTTCCTCTCAATTCTTGCATAGGTTTTGAATCTAGGTCTAATGGTTTAAATATGTTATGATTTAAGCCGTGAGGGGTATAATCAATTTGTTTATAATCTGCTATTTCCCCTAATACGTCTTTATTTATAAATTCTGTATTTTTTGATATAGGAAGTAATAAATCACAGCTCTCATAAAATGATTTATTATAGTGAGGTGAAGGTAAAGAATCCCAAATGTTTAAATAAATTATCGGAATATCCTTTCTAATTTCTCCCTCCATCCTAAATAACCATTCAAAATATCTAGGGTCGGTTATAATAAAAAGGGCATCGGGTTTTTCCATTTTTATAATTTGCCTTAGAAGTCCTGGATTACCATAACCATCAACAGGGTATAAAATAACATTAGAATCGTTTAGCCCAGTTTGTTTATCTGTATCTGAACTTAAATCAAATTTTTTACCCTTATCTGGATGTTTTATAGCTCCTGCCATTTGAACCCAATTAAAATGTTGAGAGGTATGTAATACTATTTCTTTTGCTATATTAGCAACTCCACTACTTACTCTTATATCATCGCAAATTAAGAGTATGCGATGTCTTTTTTCTTTTGGAATATATTTAAAATCTTTATTCATATTTTTATTCTGATTTTAAGGTGTAATTTGTTATTTTTCTTCTAAAATCTTCATCTTCCATATATAATTCAATAGCTCTCTCACTTAATTTTTGGAAACTGAATTTCCGACGGATACATTCTATTTTGAATGTTTCCCATAATTCGGGGTTGATTTTAACACTGGTTAATTTTTTATTTGACATGATGTGTTTATTTGTTTATATTTTTTTTATCACATATAAATATATACGATTTTTTAAAGACACGCACCTAACCCGCATAATTCATCATCCTTCTTATAATTACAGAAGAAACACGAATTTCTAGAGGCTTGAGGTAACATCTCTTTAGTTGTATATTCTTGTTTTCCATCGGTTTTAATAAAACAATCATTAATAAACTCATTAATAGATTTAACAGCTCTAGATGTTTTAATTTTCCCAGAAGGAGGTGAAAACTCTTGAACCCTTCTTTGAGGAAATTGTGAGTTTTCATATATTTTTCTTTTTACTATAAAGAATTCAATTTCAATATTTTCTTTTGGAATATTATATTGTTTTGCAAAATAATTTTTGTATAAAATAAGTTGGAATTGTTTTTCTTCATCCTTTTTTGTATAATTATTCCACCCCTTTGTTGATGTCTTTATATCAATTATTTTAAAGGTATTAGTTGGTTCATGATAAAAAACTACATCTAAATACCCCATATATAATACATTTGGATATTCTGAATTAGGGGGACATAAAATAGGGGTTTCAATACCTACTAGATACCACCCGCGTTTAGTATAAAATTGGCCTTTTCTTCTTTTTATATATCTTAAAATCTCAACTCCATCATTATAAAATTCCCCTAATTCTCCTGGGGTCGTAAAATGTTGAGATTTATTTTTTGTATATTCGTCTTTGTAATGTTCTCTAAGTTTATCCTTTAACATTCCTTCTATATCCACTCTATCAGCTTCCGCCCCACTAACATTATAAGTAACTTCTATATAATGTTGAAGTGTTTCATGAAATGCTTTTCCAAAAACAGTAAAGGCTCTTGGGGTGTATTTTTTATGTCCCTCCCTATATTGTAATGACCATTGTTTAGGGCATTTTTTCCACATTGAATATTGTGAATAAGAGATGTTTTTTTGGTAAGCATAATTTAATTCTCTTTTGGGGGATTCCTGTATCCCTTTAACTACATTAGGTATTTTCTTAGCCATAATATTTTTCTTGTAATTTATCTCCTTCTTCAAGGCAAGGCTTGCAAGCATATCCTCTACCTACTGTATTTAATAGTTGGTCATAAAAGGATAACTCATCTAATTCTTTGTCTATTTCGGTTGGTTTATCCCAATCAACACCTTTCCACCACGTATCTCTACCTAATTTGTCTATTTTTTCTTCCATTTCTTTTATAGGAAGAGTCATAGCTAAATACATCCAAGGTAAATCTGTTTCTTTTGAGCAATATTGACATTTATTCATTTCATTAATTTTTTCTTTTCCTTATCATCAACTCCCATTTCATTTAGTATGTTAGTTAAATCTTTCTTATCCAATATATTAATATACGTAATTATTTCTGAGGAGCCAAGCTTAAAGTAGGGGGTTAGTTTTTCAATTAACTCCTTATTGGGTTGTTTTGTTTTTGATTTAATATATTTAAAATATGATTTCCCTTTAGGGATCATTTCTTTATATAAATTATATACTTGTTTTTTATTTTGTGGTGGGATGGATTGCGCTAAATTAGCGAGTTCAATGTAGTATCTGTTGCAGCTTATAAACCTATGTATCATATACGAGTTAAACTTTTCCCAGTCGTTACCCGTAAACTCTTCAGCTGGTGATTTATGGAGAGTTATTTCATTTAACCAATCAAAAATTGATTTTGTTTTATCTTTCACTTATATTACTATATCAGAGTATTCTTCCCTTAACTCTTTGGGTATTGAATCTTTAATTACTTTACGAGTTTCAATATCATAAAATACAGGGATAGGTAAAAGGGCATCTTCGGTAGTACCACTTACAAATTTAGAAATTTTCCTAAGTAAAAATGCTTGTCCGAATAAGTGTCCTCCATCAAATCCTGTTACTGATGTTGTATTTTTTAAATCTATGTTTAATCCTTGTGGTTGGTTCATATTTTTGTTTTTATTAATTTATACATTGTTTTTAATATGTCTTTATCTAATTGGTTATCTTTTAAAAATTCATTTTTCCATTTTTTAGACTTTAAATTATGGTATGTGTGGTTTGAACCATCAAATCTCATTTGCCATCTATAATTTTCTTGGGAAACATAATTATCAACATCTTCTTCACTAACAGTTAAATCATCTAAGAGTAATCTTAACAGGAAATTTTCTTTTTCACAATGGGTTAGTAATAATTTCTTAAGTAGTTTTTTTAATATATTATTTTTACCAACGGGTGTTACATAAATTTGCCAACAGCATAAATGGAAGGCATATCCCATATAATAGGATTTGTAAATAAGTTTTTGGAAGCCATTCCAATTATCCCTCATATCATATGAATAATTTGTAGTATACTCTTTATTTGATATGGATTTTAAACCTAATATTTTACCAATAACCCAATTTAAACCTAATATAAAGGGTAATGTTATTAATTGAAATAATAAAAATAAATTACCAAATAATTTCCTATATTTAGAGTCCGTCTGTGATTTAACCCAACACCAAAAATCAGGAGTCATCTTCATTCTCCTTGATATTCTATAGGGGATTTTTGATGCCAATTCATTAAGTTCTTTAGTATCATTATTAAGAGATAATGATGTAAGAGCCATACAAACATGATCTCTTGAAACATCATCTTCACCTCTTCTACCGGTACATCTCATTGCTTGATAAAAATCATTTTTAAAGTGATGGCCTCCTTTAACTTTTCTAAAACATCTAAGAATTCCTTCTTTTAATTCTGGATCATTCCAAGCTATATAAGCTAAACTAGTTCTCCAAAGTGCATCCCCTTGACCTATTTTTTTATTTGGGTCTTGGTTCCATGTCCAAGCATGTTCATACATCATTTGGTCATCAATATCAAAGAATTTTTTTGATTTAATATTTTTTCCCTTAACGAATGTGTTTTTCATATTATATTTTTAAATAATTACCTAACTAGAGTTACATGGCCCCTAATTTCTTCAAAGAAGTTATTTCCTACGAATCGATACTTTAGAAACCATACATATACATCTTGTTGACAGGGAATATTCTTATATGTTCCGTCCCAATAACCATCTATTGTATAGATTTCATGAATTAGTTCACCCCACCTATTAAAAATGTACATATGTAATTCTTCTATATTATTCCCAATTGGTTGAAAAACATCATTAATACCATCTGGATTTTGAGGTGTAAAACTATTTGGAACATATATACCATCATATGAACATTCATCAATATCTACCCATAACTGAACTGTATTTCCAGGACATCCGGCATTACTGACTACGGATACTTGAATAAGATACATTGAATAAGGGACGTTTAACCAATTAACTACTATAGAATTAGTACCATGACCACTTTCTATTGTTCCGCCTGCAACAGACCAAGTATATTGATTAGGTCCACTCGTTACTGTGTATCTTTGTAAATGTGTTTGGTTATGAGTACATACTTCAACAGCAGCTGTGTCTTGACTATATCCAAAAAGCGGAAGTAATAATAATATGGTTAATAGTTTTTTCATTAATTATGGTTAATTGGTCCTAATACTGGGGTTGGATTAACAACAACATTCATTACTATACTACATCCACCAAAAGTATAAGTTAAATTAAATGTTCCTACACCTGATATAGTGGGGCAATATTCATAAGCATTTCCGCTTGGTTGTACTCCTGTACCTGTCCAAGTTCCATTTGCTGGATTACCTATTAATGATACACAAGGGTCTCCTTCACAAAATGGTCCTATTTGAGTATAAGAAGGCAATAAGATAAAAATATCTAGATCCACTGTATCTGTACATCCGAATGCGTTTGTTTCTATTACTGTTACTGCTGTTGGATATAGTCCTGGAGTATTACCCCAATTAATTGATATCTGGTTTGTCCCTTGACCTGCTGTTATGTTTCCTCCTCCTCCATTTACAATCCAATTGTAAGTTGATCCTGCATTATTAGTTACCCAATAATTTTCTCCTACTGCTCCTACACATACTGTGTCAGGATTTATTGTTGTTTGTCCGAATATTAAAGTTGATATTAAA